GCCTTCCGGAATGTCACTGCGCAACGGCAGTTGATGATCTCAGCCGCCGATGCGCCGTGTGACGTATCCCCAGGATGTTCGAGCTGACACCCGCCGACCAGGAACAGGCCGTCCATCGGTATGGGATCGGCTGCACCCGCCGCGACATGTGTCTCCCGTGTCCGTGCGCCCGGCGTCGCTAGCCAGTCCTTCTCCAGCGGCAACCCGGTCGAGCGCGCACCTACCATTGCCCCGCGATTGCTCGCACCGACGACCTCCGTGCGCGCAATGCGCATCGACCGGACGCGGCTTATGCCCTCGTACGTCTCGCGTACTCGTCGCGCTAGCGCCGGTATACCTTCGCCCTGCTCTACGCCCTCGGCCAGCGCCCACCGTACCTGGTGGAGGGTCGTGCTCTGAATGCCCACGATGCGCTGTCCGGCGACCGTGTGGAGATAGGTGTCCATCTGGTCTGCCCACTCGTCCACGACCTCGCTCTCCGCCTTCATCAGCCGGCCGTACTCGAGCTCGGCGAATGTTCGGCCCACGGCCTGGTATATGCGCGCGTAGAGTATCCACCACTCATCCTGTTGATCTGTCAGCGCCGCAAGCGCCCGTTCCATGCCGTGTGCTGGCGTACCGCCGGCCTGAAGCTCTGCCGCAAGGGTCTTCGCCTCGGCTCGGAAGCGGGCCTGCACCTGACGGTACGTGCTGAGGTACAGTCCCGCCCGGTATCTCTCGTACGCCTTCCACTCGCGCTCTCGCTGATCATAGACCTGCATTCTTGCCCTCACCCACGTCTGCTGGGTGCTCTATCTCCATGGCCGACAGCGGCATCATTGTTGCCGATATCCAGAGGTCGTCGCCACCCTCGACTCTCTCCAGGCCCAGCTCCTCGCGCGCCTCATTCGGCGTCTTGATGCCAGCTTGCACCGCTCTCACATTGCGCTCGATCACCTGCGCACGTTCCTCCTGCAGCACATCTACCTCGTCCCGTGCATAGTCGACTACGATGTCCTCGCCATACTTGGCCTGTATCCAGTGCGTGAGCTCGTCGGTCACCCAGTCCAGCATCGGGAAGATGTTGAGCTCGTAGAGCAGTCGAATCGCCGTCTGGAGATTGCTGTACGTCGCATTCTCGTGGTCCCCTAGCAGCACCGTCGGCACGAACCATGTCACGCCGATCTGCCGCATTGTGAGCTTGATGCCCTCGATCCACTCAGCATCGTGCGGCGACAGGCCGATGGGTTTCACAGTGAAACCGTCAACCACAAAATCCTTACCGGCATTGGCGTAACCGCCGTATTTTTCCTCGATGCGCTTAGAAGCCTCTTCGAATTGCTCCTCGCTCATCTGCTCGTCGCCTTGCCACTCCCATATGAGGCCCGGACGCCCCGCTCGCCGTTGGACATTGAAGTTCCACGCCGATGCCGCGTTACTCTGCTGGATGGCCGACCATGCAGACGCAGTAGGTGCCAGCCCGTCGTAGTCGCGCATCGGATCGGCGAACCACAGATGCAGCATCTCGTCGGGCGGGACGGTCTCCGCCTTGCTTTCCGGCTGGTCCGGCGGCCGGACCTTGTAGTGCTCGATGCCCGCCTTGGGCTTCGGCACTGGCGTCACCCAGTGGGGCTGGACGTTGAAGAGCTCCATCCGCTCAGTCGTCCACGGCCGCTGTGCACGGGTCATCGCTCCACGACAGTATGCGTCGCCAGACAGTAGCAGGTGTTGGTACGTCCGTTGCCAGAACATCGTCGCGCCGTATGCCTCATTCGGCCGGTGTAGCACGCGCATCAGGCCATGCGTAGGCTCCAGATCGATGCGATTGTCTCCGCGTTGTCGATACGCCACGAGCGGCACACGCGATGCGTTCTGCGCGATCAACCGGATAGCGGCACCAACGTACGGATTGCCGCGTAGACCCTGCTTGACGTAGTTTACATAGTCTCTGTTCGGATAGCCCTCGGACTGTGGTGTCGCGAATATGCCACCCCAGCGTTCGCGCGCCTTGCGCCGGAACCATCCTCCTACTCGCGTTGTCATGCTACGCCTAGATGGTATCCCCGGCGCTTCGTGGACAGCGCCAGGTCGGTCACAGTATGCACTAGTGCATCGACTCTATCGGGGCTCACGTCTGACTCACCCGGCACCCATGTACACATCTGATCCTCCAGGTCCCCGAACGTCCCTACATGATGCACACGGCCCTGCTCGTACAGTGTCACCACCGGCTCGGCACGCAGGCGCTTGCCGCGTGTCGCTCGCACCTCTCGCACCGGCAGAGTCGGCTCGATGGTGTGGAGATTCGCCTTGACCAGCTCCCAGCCCATGTTCACCTCGGCAGCCACATAGCTGGCGCTGTACCGTTCATACCCCTCTACTACGCGGTAGGCCCACTCGGATGGTGACACACGGCAGGACAGGTCGTCAATGATATACGAGTGGTTGTCCAGGCCCAGTCCGCCGACGATGATCCCCGTCTCGGCGCTGCCCGGCTTGTGCGTGCCGGCCGGGTCCACGCCCACTACGATGCGCTTGTACTCACGTGCGTCACCGTGGTTCACCCGATTCTTCTCGATCCACGCCCGCTGCCAGAGCGCATCCTCGATGTCCTCCAGGATGTGCGCCAGCAGCTCCTGCCGACCGAGCTGGGAGCCTTCGTAGCGCGCGACGATGTCGTCGAAGAACGCGGGCGCCAGATTCGCACGGTTATCGTACGTCGTCGAGCGCGTCGTGACCGTGGTGGATTGCGCGATCAGATCCTTCAGCCACGGCAGCGACTTCGGCGTCGTCGTCACGATGCACCGCGGGTCGTCGCCCAGGCGCAGGCCGAACATGAGCATGTCCCACGCCTGCTGTACGTAGCGCCATGCACATGGTTCGTCGGCCCATATCCACTCGCACTGGGGACCGCGTAGGCGCTCGGGCTCGTCGGCGCTGAACAGCAATGCGTGAGCGCCGTTCGGCCACGTCAGCCGCCGCTTCGATGGCTCGTACAGGGGACGATTCCACGGCGGCGACACCGCGAGGATGCCCGACTCGCCCTCGACCATCACATCACGCACATCGGCAGCGGTCGGGCCGATCAGGTGCACATATCGCCGCCCGCACTCCTCGACCTGACGGCGCAGCTCCTCCGCGCCAGCACGTGTCTTGCCGGAGCCGCGACCGCCAAGCTGCAACCAGACGCGCCAGTCGCCATCAGGTGGCCGCTGGTAATCGTGCCGCCAGAACCACCAGTCGTACAGGAGGCTGGTACACTCGCCATTACTCAGGCTGTTGAGTACTGCCTTCCGGTCCGATTCTGGTAGCGATGCCAGCAATTCGGCTCTCGATGCGCTCTCTAGCATCGTCGATCTCGATTGACCCGCCATGTTCGATCTTGGTCGCCGCATTCAACCCGAGCAGAGTACAGAGTTCTTTCTGTGTCGCTAGCGCGGTCTTGTAATCCTGGACGCGCATGTTATTACGGAATAGGAGCTCGTATCGACGTAGCGCCTTGCCCAGTTCGTGGTCATGGCGCACGGCGGCGGCGTCGGTGATCTGACGGCGCGCGAAGCGGATATCCTTCTCCACTGAGGAATCCGACAGATCGTAGTCTTTCGCAACCTTCTCGATGATCTCATGCGGCCGCGCGCCGTTGATCAGCATGTCCACCACTGCATTGATACGCACGGCACGTGCTGCCGATGTGGAGCCCACCTTCTTAGGCACGGGCGGCCTCCGTCAGCATGTCCTCCATCCACGTGCGGTGGAAGTCGAACACGTTGCGATCATTGACGAGAACGGTCTGCTCAAGACGGGGGTTAGCGGTGAAGTTGGCACTGCCCTCGATGACGAAGTAGTCGGGTGGCGCGTCTAGTAGCATCACTTTGGCATGATTCTTGAATGCGAGATACCGCTGCCCCCGATCCAGCAGACCGGCGACAAGCGTATTGCGCACGGCTGGCTTGATCGCGCCGAGGCGCATTCCGGTGAGCATTGTGACCGCGCGGATACGACCCGTATCGTAGAGCTCGAATAGCTCCAGGACATTCCCGCGATTCAGCGTCCACGTCGAACCATAGAAAGCTTCGGCCGGGCGCGCGAGAAGACTGAGGATGACGGGTGTGAATTGCCAGTAGTCGAAGTGGCCATTGGACACGATGTGCCAGGCCTCACCGGGCTGAGGTAGCTCGGTCAGAATCTTCTCTAGCTCCTCTTTCTGGGTTGCACGGATTGCGCGCGCGCGGGCGTCACGGCGGAGAATGCGCGCATCCTCGATGATGTGCGGTGTCTCCAAGGCCGGGGCACCGGTCATCCACGATAGGTCGTCAACGCGACCGGTATCGGTCATTGTAGGTCAGCCCCCACTCGGCGGCGCAACCCTCAAGTCTACGGTCACCGCTCTAACGGCCTGCCAGATAGTCCACAGCGACTTCGGCTCCAGAATCAGGAGGCTCAAGAACGTGGGGATACGGAACTGGCGACGCCCGATGTGCACACGGACCCCAATGCCCCGAAGAGAGCAGCGGAATACATACCACCGGCTGAGATGTATATGTGTCGGCTTGATTGCACTTGGCATATCGATCCCCCATCAGTGGGTCCGGTTAAAACCCGCGCCGGCTATCATCTGGCTCCACGGGTTGATCTGTCGCTTCCTTCACCTTCGCCAGCACGGTATTCGCTGCTCCAAGGGCCTGCTCGGTCTTCTGGGTTACCTTGGTGATCGCCTGCCGTCCGGTGATCGCGGTCAGACCCTGGACGACGAGGACGGCACCCAGATCATTGCCGGTGAGCCACAGGATCGCGCCTCCGATAATGGACGCGATCCCGGTGATGTAGGTCTTCTTGCCTGCGAGCGTCATGTCACCTCCGTACATGCGCGCCGGGGCCGCCCGTGGTATGAGCAGCCCCGGCTATGATGAGTTATCGAGTGGGAGTTGAGAGAGGACGTGGCGCGCCCGCCTGCGATGTCAGCCAACATCGCAGTTCCTGCTCGCTGCCGTTGAAGACGAATGGGGAACCACGGCAGAACCCGCATTGCCAGACCACT